AGTTCTGTATGTGCCGGCGCGTATCGCTTAATCAGGCATTCGATCAGCCGATCACCCCACCAGGCGAGAGCTTCAGACACCTGCCCCAGCACTGTGTGATAGCCCATCACACTGCCGGCACCGGTAAGGACGTTCACACGCCACACATGCGGCCACTCTTCACCGCAAAGCCCATCCATGGCTGTCGATTGCACCGTATGAGTTCTGAATTCGTCGATAACGATCCGGTACCCAAACATCTCAGCCAAATCGATGAAGTACTGCCGGTCCTGACGCCCAATCGTCTTGATCTTGTAAAGAAGCAGGGTTCTGAGCGTGGTGACATTCATATCTGCCCACGCCCTAAGGCAATCGTCTGGGAGACCCCAGTCATCAAGCCAATCCTTGAACGTTTCAACCGCAAATCTCGGATCCGCTTCCCGCACCAGGGTTCGGACACGGGAATCCACTCGAGCCAGTTCTTCAGCCCAAACCTCGATCATCATTGCGATCATCGAAGTAGCGTCTCCCCTTTCCCACGCGGGACCAGGAGGAAGAAGCTGCTTAATCATCCGCGCATACTCTTCCTGAGTCGTCAGCTCCACTTGATTTCTCCCAAGGTCAGAAGTTCGTTCTTACCCGCCGTGGGGTTCTGCGTCGGAGAGACAAGCTCATGGTCAACTTCATCCGCGGCTTCAGAGATCGCCTGGCGGATATGCGAGAGATAGATAAAACCGGAAGGCTCGCTCTCACTCATAAAGAGGCTCTTCAATTCAGCCTCCACAGCCCCACGTACCGCAGTGGTATCCGGGGTCAGCGTATTGATCTGAATCGTCACCGGTTTCAGAGTCGGGGCCATAACCGTCACGTTTGCGGTCACCGGTCGGGCTTCATCGATGTAGTCCTGAACCTTTTTGACCATTTCAGCGGTTGGCACAATGCCCGGAAGGTCATCGCACACGAATCTGACCACCACCGTTCCATCCCCGTCTTCAAGCGGATAACACCATGCACGGGTCACGCCTGGAACGCTCAGTGCCCATTGCACATAGTCGCCCTTGGCCCCTCCGTGCGGAGTCTCTCGCTGACGGGAAAGAACGCGGGCCCGGAGCGACTCGTCATCCTCCGCGTCTGCTCCACCGGCAATCCCCTGACACACCACTTCAGAAAGCACGCCGGCAATGGGAGAGACAAGCGTCATCTCTTCACCGCTTTCGAGATTGCCGGCTTCCCCGGCGGTCAGCGATTCAACCGAAGCAACACCATCAGACGTCGGAGCGACCGTCACCTGATACTGAGAAGAATCGCCGCCGGTCAGTACGGTACCGACCGGCACTTCCTCCGCGTCTCCCTGAAAAGTGAATTTCACAGTTCCGGAAGCTTTTGACGCCGCCTTTCGGGT